AACGAAACCTTTGAGTTGAATGTAAGCGGTCTTATGGAACGACCTCAACTGCTAAGATACAAAGCCCCATCTATCGGGTATGATTGGCACATGGATATTGGCAGAGGTGATGCGTCTAACCGTAAAATCAGCATATCAATTTTATTGAATGAAGATTACGAGGGCGGGGAACTGGCGTTTTTCTTAACAGGGGAACAGTCAATCAAGCCAGATGCAGGGACGGCTATAGCTTTCCCATCTTTTTTGCCTCACAGGGTGACACCATTAACCAAAGGAGAGAGGTGGTCATTGGTTTGCTGGATTACAGGGGAGCCTCTAAGATGAATGTGATTCCATTTTCGTTACTAAAAAAAATAAGCAAAATGCGTAATAAACCCCAGATGCACAAATGGCCTGAAAAACGCAACGGACGATATCCGCATCATTCTGTGGACAAGGTAATTTCATCACTGAATGTAAACGATTTTATGATTGCGTTAACAAAATATGATCGGATGCTGTTTTTAAATATGATGCGAATTGTTCACGGCGAGGGTTGCGCTAAAACCTTCTGGGTAAAGTCAAAACAACACTTCATGTGCATAAGAAAAAAATAGTTTCTGATACCTATGAGTTTACAGAGACAGTTACATTCTGTAACATCAATTTTCGGCGACCAAATAAACGGAGTATCAAATGAGTTTTCAAGCTATGTCATGGGCGGCGAGTCAAGACTGCCCCAATTCAGTATCAAAGCTGGTTCTTATGATGCTGGCTAATTATGCTGATGACCGCCATCAAACCTATCCATCATATAAAAAATTAGGCCAGCTTTGCTCATGCAATGATCGAACCGTAATGAGGGCTATCAATCAGCTTAAAGACATTGGTCTTTTGACAGTCACAAAGCGTTATGGCGATGATGGTAAGCAAACCAGCAATAGTTTCACCTTGTCTGTTAGGGGTGACAAAAACGACAGGGTGGGGGTGACAAAAACAACACCCAATACTATCAGAGATATACATAATAATAATAATGGTGGAAGGGGTGACAAATACACCAGTGGGTTTAATGAGTGGTGGAATCTGTATCCGCGCAAAGATGGATCAAAGTCGAAGGCTTTTGAGGGTTGGAAAAAAGCCACAGAAAAATTCATTGGGGTAACAGAGTTGCTATCTGCAACAGGTAAATTCAAGAAGTCATGTGCGGGTAAGGAGAAGGCATATATTCCTCACGCGACCACATGGCTAAACCAGAAGAGATGGGAAACCGTCTCAATAGTAGAACAGGCGACCAGTAATAGAAATCAGCTTGCGGGGTAATTATGGAAAAATTAGTTGAACAGGGCATCAGCCTGAGAAATTTTAGTGAGGGTGATCATAAGACGATTTGCCCCCAATGTTCGCACACCAGAAAAAACAAAAAAGACCAGTGTCTTTCGGTAACGATTGAGCCTGAAGGCGGTGCGGTCTGGAAGTGCCACCATTGCGAATGGTCTGGGGCGGTTGCTGGGTCATCAAGGGCGTATCAAAAGCCAGTCCAATATAAGCGTCCAACACCACTAAAGCAGACAGAAAGCCAGCCGATGCTGGAATGGTTCAAGCGGCGCGGCATTAATAAGCAAACAGTCGAGGCTTTCAACATAAGCCGTACATCAAGCTGGTTCGGGGATGGTGAAGAGGCTTGTTATGCGTTTCCATATTTCAAAGATTCGCAGTTGGTGAATATCAAGTATCGAACCAAGGACAAAAAATTCAGACAAGAAAACGGTGCAGAGCGAACATTATTCAACATTGATGCGGTTAAGGGTCACTGGGAATCCACAGGGCGGAAAGAGGTCATCATTGTCGAGGGTGAAATGGATGTGCTTTCGATGTTTGAAGCAGGGTTCTCATATGCTTGCACATTACCAGATGGCGCACCAAAAACCGCAAAGTTTGATGAAAGTGACAAGAGGTTTCAGGCTTTGCAGTCATGTGATTGGTTGCATGAAGCTGAAAAGGTCATCATAGCAGTTGATGATGATGAGGCTGGAAACGCCTTGAAAATGGAGCTTGTGCATAGATTCGGCAAAGATAGATGCTGGACTGTAGAGTACCCAAATCATGCTGATATCAAGTGCAAGGATGCCAATGAAGTTTTGGTGGAGTATGGAATTGACGTACTCAGGGAGATTATTGAACACGCAACCCCACACCCCATAGACGGATTATACACAGTTCATCATTATGAAAAAGAGGTTCTGGATATCTATGATGGCAATATTCAAAGGCCAGTATCCACAGGGTTTGATAATCTTGATGAGTTTTACAGGGTTATGCCAGCCACCTTTGCTGTTGTTACAGGCATCCCCAATCATGGCAAATCAAATTTTATTGACCAACTTTCTGTCAACTTAGCCCAGAATAACGGCTGGAAGTTTGCCGTCTTCTCACCAGAACATTCAACAGCCAATCACATAAGGCGGTTGTCAGAAAAGGTAATCAAGAAACCCTTTGATGTAGGCGTTAGTCAACGGATGTCAAAGAGGGAGCTTGGTGAGGCAATGGCTTTCTTGGATAACAGATTCCATTTTATTGAAGCAGAAGAAACCATCCCAACAATAGAGTGGCTTTTAGGTAAGGCAAAAGCGGCTTGTCTTAGGCATGGTGTGAATGGGATCATCATTGACCCATACAATGAGATTGACAGCACCAGAGACGGAAACAAGCGTGAAGATGAGCATATCAGAGACTTGATATCGAAGTGCAAGCAGTTTTGCCGATCTCATAATGTTTCTATGTGGCTAGTTGCTCACCCAGCAAAGATGCAGAGAGGCGCAGACGGTGCGTATCCACCACCAAGTCTGTATGATGTAAGTGGTTCGGCGCACTGGAATAACATGGCTGATGTTGGTATGGTTATTCACAGGGACTTTGAAGCTGATCAGACGCGGGTAATCATCCGCAAGATCAGGGAGCAGGGCTTGTATGGTTCGATAGGCGAGGCGTTCTTCAAGTACAGCTTGGCGCGGCACGTTTATGAGTCAGAGCCTACACAGACGGAGCCTGTAAGTTACTATGGAGATAATGATGTCTGAAGGGTTTACAACAGCCCCAGATATCAGGGGTCATGAGCGTATTGTTGAATGGTTTAAAAGCACAGATTCGATTGAGGGCTTGCCAGAATACTATGTAGTCGCAACAGATAGTTATTATGCCAACTACAAGACCCACCGTAAAAAGGGGTCAAAAATCAACGAAAGCATCAATGAAGAATATATCCCAGTTGTCGGGGGTCTGGTTGAAGCCACTAAGGTAGGGCGTGATGAGCCAGATGTGTTTTATAAGATGCTGGCAAAAAAGACAGATCAGTATTCAAGTGCATTTCATGGCAACACTCACGACATAGGCTGTACTATGCTGTTTGTACGCACAGACAAGAAGCAGTTATATAAGCGAGTGTTCAAATTAAAAATGAAGGTCAGCCCAGAATATTACGATATTGTCCATAAGATAAAAAAGGACAGCCCGAAAGCTGATGCTAATTCAAGGCTGTTTATCATGGCTGGAATATCAAGCATGGATCATCATTTTGACCTGATGAAAATCAGGCAGAAAGCAAAGCGGGTATCAAAATCAAAATATGACCGCGTTCAAGCGATAAAACAACAAACACCACGCTGGGCTGACAGGTTCAAAATCAACGCAATCTATGGTGAGAGAGCTAGGCGCAACAAATCAGATGGTAAAAACACATGGCACGTTGACCACATATTCCCAATAAAATATCGAAGCAAGTGCGGTATTCAGGGTTCAGGGTTGCACATACACCAGAATCTCAAGATCGTGCCAAGGAGATATAATCTGAAAAAGTCTAATAACCATGTCGGAGAATAGGCGGGTATTTAGATTTGTATTGCATGAAGACATTAGAAAACACGAGGCAATGGGGTACAGGTTTGCCAGTTATATAGGCGGTCATCATGGTCAGTATAGTGTTATAATGGAGAAGGCTGATGGACTTGTTCCCAGAAACAATAAAAATATCGTTGAGCAAAAAAACAGGTTACTCAATGGCGAACAGACCA